AGTAGAGCACATTAGTCGTCAACATATTCCTGTGATGTATAAAGAGTTTTATAGAATTCTTAGACCAGGTGGGGCAGCAGCCACTGAATGGCCCGACTTATTAAAAATGTGTCAAGAAGTTGTTAATAATCCAGACTGCTTTTGGTCGCATGACAAGCGTCTACACAAAAGAACTGTAGCAGGCATCTATGGTGATTCAGTTAGATATCCGGATCCGACTATGTTGCATAAGTGGGGATATAGCGGTGAAAGCATGAGCAAGATATTCCGCGATGCAGGATTTACTAGAGTACAAATTGAAGGCAATCTTCATGCCAAATCCAGCATTGACAGCAGAGTAGTCGCATACAAGTGATATGGCCGCTAGGGTAGTTAAAGAACTCCATGGGTTTTCTGGGAATCAAATATTATTGATGCAGAAACACGAAAAACTCTTTGTACGAAAGATAGGAAACATATCTAGGAACATTGAGCGTATGCAGGCGTTGGCTGCAGATTATCCTCTTCCCCAATTGTACACAGTGTCAAAGAAAATGATCGACATGGAATATCTGCATGGATTGGATATTAAAACATATCTCAAAACCAACAACTATGAAAAGTTATTGGACTTTATTTTGTCTATCCTAGATAAATTTTCTAGTAATGCTGTAGACAAAGACTATACAGAAACATATATTAAAAAATTACATGAAGTTAGTTTTGACGAAATGCCATTTAGTCGTGAACAGTTAATAGAACGTCTTCCTAAAACATTACCGAGTTCAAATTATCATGGTGACCTAACATTAGAGAATATTATTTTTACCACTGATCGCGGATTTTTTCTTATTGACTGTGCAACAATAGAATACGATTCATACGTGTTTGATATTGCAAAATTAAGACAAGATCTAGAACTAGGTTGGTTTACTAGAAAAGATAATGCCATGTTAGATGTAAAAACCAAACACATACAACAACGAATATTACAACAATATCCACAAGCCGACAACGACTATCTGTTGATCTTAATGTTGTTAAGAGTATATAGGCACAGCAAACCAGATACTCTCGAAAGAAACTTTTTATTACAAGGAATCAATTTGTTATGGAAATAATAATGCCAGCTGCTGGGTTATCTACAAGATTTCCTAATATGCGTCCAAAATATATCCTTGCAGATTTTCAAGGCAAGTATATGTTTGAACGATCGCTTGAATCATTTATAGGCAAGCATAACATTACCATAGGTATCTTAAAAGAACACAACGACCAACATAGAACCGCCGAATATATTAAAAACGAATACGGCGATGCTATACAGGTTGTGATTTTAGAAAATAGAACAACAGGGCCTGCTGACACAGTATATCAAATATTAAAGCAGGCAGAATTGACCACAGAAGAATTTCTAATCAAAGACTGCGACAGTTTTTTCGACCATGATTATCAAGAAGGCAATTATGTCTGTGTTTCAAACATCAGAGATCACGAAATACTAAAACGACTAGCAAGTAAAAGTTTTATTGTGGCCAACGTTCAAGGAATTATTACCAGTATCATCGAGAAACAGGTTGTATCTGATAAGTTTTGCGTAGGCGGTTATAAATTTGAATCAGCAAATTTGTTTATGTCTGCATTTGAGAAATTAAAAGATGCACACGTTAAAGAAATCTTTGTCAGTCACATTATTGAAGAATGTCTAAACGGTGGTGCAATATTTAAAGAAAGCACTGTAAGCAACTATGTAGATGTTGGCACAGCAGAAGAATGGTTTGAGTATAACGATAAAGCTGTGTTGTTCTGTGACATTGACGGAACAATAATCAAAGCACAGTCGAGGTTAGAAGTAGGACAACCTCCAGTGATACTAGAAAAGAATATAAAACGTATTAAAGAATTAATTGACAACGGTAGCCAAGTTATCTTTACTACGGCACGCCACACTAACACACATGCAATAACAGAAGACATGTTAAAAGATCTAGGGTTTGTTGACTTTAAATTAATTTCTGGATTGCCAAATACCAAGCGTGTGTTAATCAACGACTACAATGAAGCTAATCCTTGGCCACGTGCGGTAGCTGTAAATATAAAAAGAGATCAAGATAATTTAAGCGATTTTATATGAAAGCAAAACTAGCAATATTCTATACCGGCGATAAGAGGCATGATTTAGAAATTGTCAAACAAAATCACCAACGTCTATTCGATTGTCTTAAAGAAATAGTAGATATTAATATCTATTGGTTTACCAAAGACGATCCTGGCCGAGGTGTTTGTCCGTTTGAAGAAGGAGACCCTAATCTTGATAATGCATATCGTCGAGGACAAGGCGGTGGTATCCAGGTTTGGGACTTTTATAGAAGCTGCGAACGTACCACCGAACCTTACGTGATGAGATTACGTACAGACGTTTGGTTCACTGACTCTAGCATTTCTATTGTATTTGAAGAAATTAAAAAAATACTTGCGGGAAAAACAGATATAGCGTTTTTTGGCAGCGATTGGATTCATGAAAATGCTGGAAAGATTTATCATAAAATGGTTGTCATAGACGGAGTTCCCGGTGGCGTACAAGATTTTGCAATTGTTGCTAACAGATCTCAACTAAAGTTAGGTAAAGAAGTTATAGACTATATCACTGGTCTTCCTGCTAAAAAACGTCGCAGCGGTAACAATCTTTTTAAACTTTTAATTCCCATGACAAAGATTGACCATTTTTATTTTCAGGATGTCAATGCTTTTAGAATATTATGTCAAACATGGTTAATTAGGAAAACATATACTTCATATCCCAGCGATAATGAAGTTTGCAAGGACTACATACAAAGCTATATATTAGATGACAAATCAGAAATAGGTAAAAAGACATTTATTATTCCTCATCCTATGCAAGATGCAGTAAATTGGTGGAGAAGTCAACAAGGATGGGAAGCGCAGGATTTAAATATCGAGGATTTTAAAAGATGGCATTTGCGGTAGTATATATTGGACAACGAAAATTCGATAAAACCTCTCGGGCTAATCATGACAGCTTGTTTGAGTTGCTTAGAACAAAATATGAAATAAACGTCTACGACTTTACTAGACCGGGCCCTAGCACAACAGGACCATTTCAATCTAGTGGCGGTGTACAGGTCTGGGATTTTTTGCAGGCTGTTAAGTCTGTCAAAGAAGATATCATTATTAAATTAAGAACCGATCTCTGGTTCACAACTAATTCAATGTCTGTGGTATTAAGCGAGCTTAACGAAATTGTCAACGGAAACAACGATGTGGCATTCATGGGCGTGGATTTCACTAATCACTACGATAAACTACATGAACGCAGCGATGCCACTAATAAAAAAGTCACAGACTTTGCTATCATTTCCCGTAGATCTAGTTTAGACACAGAGGAATCTATTGTTACAAGACTAAATGGTCCTAAACATAAGAGTGGCAATGTGATGTTTAAATATATTCTAGCACCTGAAGCTAGAGCAGTAAATATTAGCTGTCAAATGTATCTTTTAAGAAAAGACTACGATACTCCGAGTAACTGGCAAATATACAGTGATTGGACCAGCGAATATTATAAGTCAGAAACTGCTCAACAGTGGGTGGCAAATAATAAAAAGTTTATAGGAAAATTATAATGCCCAGTGAGTACTACTTGCAAAGCGTAGAAATAGGAAAACAATTTCAACTGAACAATAGCAGTTGGGGTGGTGACGATTGTAAAAATTATCACAATCAAATTCGTGTTCTTATGGACAAGTATAATGCTAAAACTGTGTTAGACTACGGATGCGGCAAAGGCAGGCAGTATCAAAATTTAGTATGTTATGGAATGCCGCACGATCAAATTACAGAACCTATGACTTTTCAAACTAGAATAAATGCAGAAAGTGTTTATAAATTTGATCCCTGTGTAAAAGAATTTGAAACTGAACCTGCCGGGGAACAGTTTGATGCTGTCATATGTACGCAGGTATTAGGCAGTATTCCGGATGTGGATATTCCTTGGTTAAAGAATAAATTAATGACCTATGCTACTAAATTTGTATTCATAGGATTACACAAACCAGACAAACCTGTAAAGGCTAAAAAAAGAATGTATGATACTAATTGGGTAACATATCCCCGTACTATCGAGTGGTATCAGGAACAATTCAAAGATTGGACAGGTCCGGATTTGTATTGGTGGTTTCGAGATACCGTCCATCCAATTAACGATTGGTATTCAATTCCGTTAGGAGGTCTCGCAAATGAAAATAGGATTTAATTGTAGTAGTTTTGATTTGTTACACGCCGGGCACGTAACAATGTTAAAAATGGAGAAAGAATTATGTGACTATCTCATAGTTGCACTACAGATCGATCCAACAATTGATCGTCCTGGAATTAAAAACAAACCAGTACAAAGCGCCTATGAACGATATGTTCAGCTTCAGGCCTGCAAGTATGTAGACGAAATTTTAATCTACGAAACTGAATTTGATTTATTACAGTTATTGCAAACACAGACAATCCATATTAGATTTTTAAGTGAAGAATATTTAAACAGAGATTTTACAGGTAAACAATATTGCATGGACGTTGGCATCGAATTACACTATCACAAACGTGGACACAAGTATTCTTCCAGCGAGTTGCGAGCAAGAACAGCTAAATTAGAAAATGCCAAGGATGCCGATAACACCCAAGCATTACCACAATACTCACCTGAATTAATAAAACCAAGAGACGAACAATGATTACATTAATCGGACACGGGTATGTTGGCAACCAGATTAAAAAAGAATTAGAACATCAAAATATTCATCACGAATGGATCACTCATGCTCAGTCGGTGCCGGTTGGTACAACAGCAATTATCAATGCTGCTGGATATACAGGGTCGCCCAATGTCGATGCTTGTGAACAACATAAACAAGAAACCATCAACGGCAATGTAGTATTTCCATTGAAATTAGAAGCAGCGAATCCTTTTATACCCGTTGTGCATATTACCAGCGGATGTGTATATACTGGTTATAAAAACGGTGGCTGGACTGAGGAAGATGCTCCTAATTTTGATTTCAACAATGGATCTTTTTACAGTGGATCAAAAGCATTGTTTCAAGAATTAATGACACCATATCTTGACAAATCGTATCTGCTAAGAATTCGCATGCCATTCGGTGACACACATGAACCTAAGAATATTTTTACAAAACTATCAAACTATCAAAAACTAATTGACTATGAAAATTCATTTAGCTATGTAGTTGATGTGGCTAAGGTAGCTGTATACTTTGCATTAAATAAGCCAGCTGGCGGAATCTATAATGTTTGTAATCCGGGATCTGCTACTACTAAACAGGTTGCTGATAAACTTGAATTAGATAAAGAATGGTTTACACGAGAAGAATTTAAAGCAGCTACAGTTGCACCTCGTTCTAATTGTGTAATGAATGTTGATAAATTATTTACAGTATTTCCAATTCAGCACATTAGTGATGCGCTAGATACTGCTATTGGTAAACTACGTTAAGGTTATAATTTTAATTCTTCAGTAACCCATTTTGAAATCCACTGGGCTCCGTCGGTACCAAAGTGGAATCCTTTGTCTACCGACAGCCTTACAAATTCTTTAGTACCTAATAACTTTTCTACACACGGTATATTTTCTAATCCCGGAACTTCTCTATACAGTTTTCTGTGAAAGAATACTAGATCGGATAAAGATCTTGCTCTGTGAGAAAATGCTCTATACTCGGGATCAAAATGATTTTGGTCTTCATGCATGACCATAAGGTTTTCTAGTAATTGATATTTTTCTGCTTTTGCAAGGTCAGAAAAATTTTCCTTGATTTGTTTTTTTCCGCTAACACCATTAAACGGCCAAATACCTTTAACGCTCATCGGCAACACCCAATAATTATCTGAAATTTGTAATAAGTCTTGTTTAAGATTTAATTTAAATCCCTGATCATAGAATGTCATTCTTGTTGGTTCGGTGAGTTGTGTTATGACTACATCTGATTTTAATTGTTCAGACACTTGATCAATCATGTTTAACGAAAATAATACGCTAGTAGCTTGCCTTCCAAAATTATAGACCTTTAAATCTGGTCTAGCTAATGATAGTTGGTAAGGCCACGATTCTCTAGGTTCGGCGTCCGCTAGAACACCGCCTGTAAAACTACAACCGAAACACGATATAACTTTTGACATTATTTGATATAAGGCAAGAACTGTTTGTAAACAAGACCTTGTCGACTTTCTTGATCAGTCCAATGACACGCAGCAAGATCGTTAATCCACCGACCTCTGTCAGGTTGCTTTGCATGATCGATATCTCCGATGTTATAATTGGCAACATCCCAACATACACTACTGCTGTCATC